TGCCGGTGTTCCTGTTGCCGGTGTTACCGTAGCCGGTGTTCCTGTTGCCGGTGTTCCTGTCGCCGGTGTTACCGTCGCCGGTGTTCCAGTTGCCGGTGTTCCTGTTGCCGGTGTTCCTGTCGCCGGTGTTCCTGTTGCCGGTGTTCCAGTTGCCGGTGTTACCGTCGCCGGTGTTCCTGTTGCCGGTGTTACCGTTGCCGGTGTTCCAGTAGCCGGTGTTCCTGTTGCCGGTGTTACCGTTGCCGGTGTTCCAGTAGCCGGTGTTCCAGTTGCCGGTGTTCCAGTAGCCGGTGTTACCGTCGCCGGTGTTCCTGTTGCCGGTGTTCCTGTTGCCGGTGTTACCGTCGCCGGTGTTCCTGTTGCCGGTGTTCCTGTTGCCGCCCGGCGTGATCTCTCGCGTTAGTTTAATGCGCTTGCAAACTCGTTTATTTTCAGCGCCCGGCTCAACTGGCGTATCTAGCACCTCATCCGCTTCGACTTCAAATATCCGCGTGCCCGGCTTGCTATAGAAACTCCACGGGCCAGAAGGCTGGTCGCAAAAATGGAACCCGGCTTCGCACATGATTAGATTGCCATCATGCTCGTGCCACTTGCCAAGTTCAAACTGATAGCCTCGGCACTGCATGTTTTTGTCAGTCGCTTTATATCCCTTCATTCCCCCTCCTCAAGTTTGTCGGCTAACTCCGCAAACGCAAGACAAAGGCTCGCTGGATCGCGAAGACACGTCCATCTCAGCGCCCGCACCAGCCGCTTGCGCTCTGCCCTAACCTCGGCAATCGCAAAGTCTTTTGCCCGCATTTCGGCTCCTTGGCATTTGGCTTCCTTTTTCGTGGCGTCAGGTAAATGGTCAGGCGGCATCAGAACGTGGTTGCCGTACCTATCAAGAAGAACTTGATTCCAGAACTTCAGCCGATCTCTTTCGCTCTCAACAAGAGCTTCCGTTAGCGCCTCCCGTAGTGTTTTCATTTTGTCCCCTTATCCAATTTGTAAATTATCCGGATTACATGCTTGAGATGTAGCTCCGTCCCATCCTAAATGAGAAACATTTGAATCAAATCTAACAAAAACATATTTTTCATTAATGCTACTTATAGTTCCCCATTCACAATCTTTATGATTTCTATCACCATGTGCGTGATTGGGAATATAAAGTACTCTTTTACCCGGAGTAAACATTATCATCTTATTCATAACTCATCCTCTAATATCGAGAAGTATTTGCATGAATAGCGAAGCACATAACCAACCAAGTGTAAATATATTTGCTTTATGCCCGGCTCGCACGAATGGTAAATTCCAGAGTATGCAGATAATTAATATTAGATAACTCATTCTACACACCCATTTCATCAAGTTTCTGTAAAATTTCTGGATAATAATTTCTGATTGTTTGTTTCAGTGTATCTCTATATTCTCCCATCGGCAGTTTCTTTTCAGAAATTAGAGAATCAACATGATTGTACATTGCAGTGTGTTGAGTTCCTGATTTGGACAGAATGTATTCTAGTACTGCATATGCACAATCTTCCTCAAAACAATAGTAATTATTGAATTTTGCTCCGACAAATCCGTTATTCAAACAATAAGCGGGCAAATTCTTTTCTGCTTTTCTTTTACTAATCATGTATCCGCCATGACCAGCAGTAGTTACCCAGTAAATTCCGGAATCAATTTTTTTGACTGTTTGTGATTTTCCCCAGAGTGTATTCATTTTGTCCTCTCTCAATTATTTAATTTTAAGATTTTATTAATTCTTAACAGCAGCTTTTTCTGCTGTGCCTGAAATTCAAACATTTCTTTATCTGTCCATTCTGTCATATCTATGTAACTCGGACTTTCCTCGCAAGCATAATTCTGCACAATAGCAAGTGCCCAACTGATAGAATCTTTTGCAACTTGTCTCGGCGTGAGTTTTTTGTTTGTTTCGATATTTCGTATCATTTTGTCCTCTCTCAAGCAATACCATTCTGTGTCTTCGGATTCTCATTCGTGAATTCAAGTTCTACGTTGATTTTGTATCCTTTGTCGTGGGCAGTTATGCAAGCTAAACTCTCTAACAAAACGACAAGATTGCTGCCAGAAGTGAATTCTTGATAGCTACCATGTTCTCCCCGAAGAACGAAATATCTTTCGTTTCTCTCTGCGTCGAATTTTTCAGTCAATCTCAATTTCATTTTGTCCTCTCTCAAAAAGTTTCACTCTCAACTGACAAGATAATAATAACACTAAAAAACGATTAGTGTCAATTAAAAAGAGAAATTATTTGATTAATGATTACAGTGACTTATAGCTAACTTTCGTAAAAGACTTAGCTATATTAAGTAAATCGCGCATTTTCATTGCGATTTTGTACACAGGCACTATTGATTTTGGCTCTAGATATCTTAAAGCATATAACTGGTGATGACTATCAAGTATATAATTGTCGCTTGATATTAGAAATGGTTTAATTTTTGACTTGTTTTCTATCTTCTTCAGTATTTTTTCTGGATCAACTTTGTTCTGAGTAGGCAGTAAATCTGATATCTTCAAGAAATCTTTCTTTACTGTAATCTTTCTTTCTTTGATGTAATTTAAAAATTCTGGTATATCTTCTGATTTAATCTGTGGCATAACAGATCTTTCCATGCCAATGTCACTACCAGTATTAAATTCTAGAAACGTTTTCATTGAATTTATTTATTCTTTATGATATAAGATATAAATAGAATTATGCACACTGATTTTTCACACATTCAGTTTTTCTGTTCACCCCCGTGGTGTAACTAATATTCCCCTACAATTTTTTTGAGTAGATATTGCCCCGTTAGCCAAGCAGGTTAAGGCATTGGATTGCAAACCCAACACCGGAAGTTCGATTCTTTCACGGGGCTCCATCTAGGTGTAGCAAAGCCTGGTATTGCGTTCCGTTTGGGGCGGAAAGATCGTGGGTTCGAATCCCACCACCTAGACCATTTCATCCAATAAGATATCCAAATGTTGTATTCGATTTGACATCAAATACAGTACCAGATTTACACTCAACACAAGAAAGTTTGCCACCAAAAACACAGCCAGTGTCTATACTGATTTTTTTATCACCATCAAAACATACATTTTTAAATGGCGTATGTCCATGAACTATTGTATATTCAGAGAATGGAGATTCTGTCTGTAGAAACGGTTCTCTAATCCAGAGAAGATCTTCTGAATTCTGATTCTCTAAAGAATCAAATGGACTTAAGCCAGCATGTACAAAAATAAACTTGTCACATTGAATCCAATATTCAAGTGATTTAAAAAAGTTCAAGTGTTCTTTTAATTGTTCATTAGCGGCTCTGTTTTTAAGTTGATAGATGAATCTGTCGAATCCTTGTTGCTCATAGCTTTTAACTGTTTCGTTGCCGCCGTTCTGAAACCAGTATTCGCCAAATTGACCGCCGTATCCAAGATAACTAAGCATCATATCTTCATGATTGCCGCGAAGAAATACTGTGTTTGGATATTCTTTTTTTAGTTCAATTAAATATTCAATGATTTTGTATGAATCTGGTCCACGATCAATGTAATCTCCAATAAAAATAAGTTGATCTAGATCTTTATCTAATCCGTTATTTTTCAACTGTTGCATTAATAGCAACAGTTCATTGTAGCAGCCGTGTATATCACCGATAGCATAGAGATTTCTTTTTGGGAAACTGATTTGTTGAATGTTCATTTGTTTAAGATTAATTCGTATACTGCATTGCCGCAGTCATAAATGCGATAATAGCCATTATTCTGCATATTCTGTTCTTCAGTTAAATTTTCATTATACTTATCAAGTTGATTCTTTAATTTATGCTTCTGGAAATTCAATCTTGAGAGAATTTTACTTCCGCAACAGTAGAAATAATTTGGTTCTGTATTGCCTTTAAATGTGAATCCCAGCTTTGAATATACATTTCCATTGGAATATCTTCTGTTTGCATATGTAATAATGCTTTTTGGTTGATAGGTTTCAATGAAAAATTTTAACATTTTTGATGCGCCGCCTATGATTTGATGATTTAACTTGCTACACAGTCTTATTATTTCCCATTCATAGTTTTTATTAAATCTAGATCTCGAAAAAGTCATAACAGATACTAGTTCATTATTTAATCTTAGTCCAACCTTTACTTTGGCATTACATTGTCCAGAAAGATGATTTTCTTCACAAAAAATTTTAACATCATTTTCTATTCCGACAGTACACTTTCTAGCGTAAATTTTTTCTATTAATCCAAGTTTACTTCGAATGATTGATTTCCAGATGTCTTTTTTATTCAGCCACTCAGAGTCAAATATATGAATGAGTTGAATGTTTTTTTCTTCACATTTTTTTGTTTTATTCAGATGATAATTCTTATCAATTGATCTTGAGTTGTGATAATATATTCCGTTGTACTCAATTGCAAGATTTTTGTTTAATATGACTATATCTAATTCTTGCGGAGCTATTATTTTTTTGTCATTTTTTATGACCTGACTTCCAAGACTTGTTATCCAGTCAGATAACTCACATTCTCCAGATGAAGTGCTCCTGGAATGAATTAGTGGTATTTTGTATTTTGCAAAAAAATCGTTTAAATATTCTTGTCCAATACCATATTTTTTTTGAATTTCGTGTTTTAATAATCCATTTACAATATAGTCGTTAGCTAATTGATTTTCAGTGATAGTATGTAATCTTTTTATTTTATTTTGTTCTTTTCTATTATCTTGTCCTGTTATGTGATATTTTCTAAACCACTGACTGACTGTTCTTTTACTTGCATTATAGATTTGTGCAATTTGTTTTTTTGTTTTTTTCTCTTCGAAATGAAGTCGAGTAAGATCTTCTTTTGTAACGTTTTTTGTTAATAGAGCATGTTGTGTTGTAGACACATTAAATTCTCTACATTTTTTTCTTACAAATTCTTTCGTAATACAAAATTCTTTACAGAGATGATTTATTGGTTTATTTTCTGTAATGAGTTTCTGTTCAAAGAAATGTTTATTAAACTGATTATAATAATCTTTAGATTTTCTCATTTTTTATTTTATATATGATACAATATGCGTTTATATATGTCAATAAAAAAGGGAAGCATTTTCAGCTTCCCTTATAACCTATTTAATGTAACCTATTGAATTTACTACATTAAATGTTGGACGCTAGTGAGACGATAATACTTGTTTGTATTAAACGTCAGTGCACCATACAGTGAACTTTGGTTACTCTGATCAGCAATCGCAAAAGGATTAGCAACAAGACCGTAACGAGTCTTGAAGGCAATCTTCGGCTGGAATGTGTCAGGATCTACTGCACGAACCATCTGGAGAGGAACGTAAGGACAATAGAATAAACCGGCATCAAACGGGGATGCGCCTTTATAACCAACACAATAATACTGACTATTATCGCTGTTTCCAGTAACAGGGGCATATGGATCAATATACACTTTGAAGCGACCATTAAGAACGCCAGCATATGTGTTGCCAGAAGCATCAACTGTTAGATTATCTTTAAGAGCAGAACCACAATCAAGAAGTCCAGCTATCGAAAGAGCAGAAGCAACATCAGAAGAAGTAATGATAACATTACCACGTCCCCTACGTGTGCTCACCGCAATACTGTTAGCATCGCGCTCGATCTGATACATCAGACCCTTGAAACGCTCGACTGACCAACGACCGTTGCTGTCAACGTCAAGATCAAAAATGCCAGCTGTTGTAGTATCAACTTCAGCGCCAGCAAGAGCGTTATTGCAGATTGTACGAATGACTTCGCGGTTAATCTCAGCAAGAATTTCTGTTGAAAGAATATTGCTTAACTCAGCTTCAGCATCAAGACCATGAACAGCCTTAAGATCCTGTTGCAGTTCGATTGAGTATTCAGATTTCAGCTGTCTTGTCTTAGCTGTCACTGTAACCTTGTCGATTGACAGTGCCATCTGAGCAATAGCAGCGGACTCACCAGTCACAGTGTCAATTCCATATCCAGCTCTGTAATAGTTGGCTGTTACACCAGCTGTACGTGCCGGAGATGTTCCGTACTGTGTTCCTGTTCCACCAAACTGAGTCTCAGCTTCGTTAAACAGTGCTTCGGCGCCCTGTGCAGAAGTAGAACCGGATGTGTAAGAAGGCGAAGTGTAGCGACTCTTCATGGCAAAGATAAGACCAGTAGGACCAGTCATGGGCTGCACGCCGCAAACATCAAACGCGATAAGATTCGGCATCGCTCTGCGCACTAACGCAATAAGAATGGGATCGTAAGAACCGATTGTTCCTGTTGAACCTAAGTTAGCACTATTAGTTGGAGCAGCTTCATTCAGAAGTCTAGCTTGTTCTCTAATATCTCTTTCTTGATTCTCAAGTAACTGAGCAGTTACGGCCCTGCGATAATTATCAGAAATCTTGGGAAGTGCGCTATTATCAAGCACTCTCTTCCATTTGGTTTCCATTTGTTCGTTCAGATACATTTGTTGTCTCCTTTGTAAACCTATAAACTTATTTATAAACAATTAATTTTTTACTGTTTTTTCAAGATAGTTAGCATAAACGTCCACATCTGTTTTGTTGCCAGACTGAGGAACATTCAAACCACCCTCAACAAGAGTTTCTCCTTTACCAGCTTTAACTGTATTGGGGAAATAACTTTCTTTCAAAACCTTCACGGAATTTGTAAAATGTTCTGTATTTTTGAACACAACTCCTTCCGCAAGAGCAGCAAGCTTTTCAGATTGTGTAGCAGTCAGTCCTTTTGAGAATTGACGTACAATTTCTTTTCTCTTGTTCACATTAAGCTGTTTGTACAGCTTAATATTTGTGTTAAGAGCTTCATTCAACTGAGATTCAGTCTTCTCAAGCTTCTTAGCTAACTTATCGGCAACATCGAATTTGCTTTCGGGCAGATTAATGTTGTGCTGTTCGCAAAGGGTTTTGAAAGCAGAAATAAACTCTTCAGTAATTTCGGTGCGAATTCCTCTTTCGACCGCAAGCTTGTTTTCTTTCATCCAATTTTCAGCAACATAAGTTAGATACTTATCTGCGTCTTTGGCAAACTTTTTGGTCAGTTTTTTGTCGATTTTCGCAATATTCTGATTATAATTTTCCTGAAGCTTCTTGACAATTTTTCTTACGTTCTTTTTGATTGCCGCTTCGAAAACTGTTTTAGCTTTTTTCTGGAATGAGTTCGAAAGTTTCTTTCCTACAAAGAGTGCGCGAATGTCTTCTTTGACATCAATCTTCTCGATCTCGGCATCTGTTTTCTTTTCAAGATCTTCAGCAGACTCTTCTTCAAGATCTTCATCGCCCTCTTCCTCTTCTTCCTCTTCAGAAACTTCTTTGTTCTGATTTGGTCCAAGCTTGGAAGCTATATCTCCCTTAGGATTCTCCTGATCAAGTTCACCTTCCTCAGTGACTTCTTCTTTGTCTTCAGGATTCTCATCTTCCTCAGTGACTTCTTCTTTGTCTTCTTCAGAATCATCTTCTTCAGTAAGCTTATCGTCCACGACAGCTGTGAAAGCTTTGTTTTGTGTCTCGATGTCGCCTTCTTCGTTGCCTTTATTTACAACGTCTTCCTCAGTGACTTCTTCTTTGTCTTTTTCAGAATCATCTTCTTCTGCGACTTCTTCTGAATCTTTCTCAGACTCATCTTCCTCAGTGACTTCTTCTTTGTCTTCTTCAGAATCATCTTCTTCGGTAACATTATCTTCGTCTTTCTTTTCCTCGTCCTCTTCATCAAGACCGGGAACGACATCAAGTTTCTCATCATCTTCGAGGTCAGCGCCCTCTGTGATGAATCGATACAATTTACTAGTTTTCTTTTTCATTGAAATCTCCTTGCGTTTTGTTTAGCTAAACAAACTGTTATGAATTTATTTATAACAATAATTACTTTCAGTTACAGTTTCGAAATCAAATCAGTAAATTGTCTAATGGCAATTTCTTCTAATTTTTTCAACTTCTTATTCTGTAATTCTTTCTTATAGTTTTCTATCTCTCTTGCTTTAAGAATTCCATTTTCAAAAATCCATTCTTTATTCTCTTGAATTCCTTGCACAAATGCTGCTGGCGCAGATGGATCTGCAACAATATCAGCAGCACTAGCTAAATAGAAATCTTCTTGTACCTCACTCAAATTACCTCTTTCTATTAAAGAACCTACACCACGAGACGAGACACCCAAACTTGCGCCCTCGTCAATTAAATTTTTAACTATTTTACCGTATGGTGTATCAAGTATTTTTGCTTTACCGATGAAATTATTTCCATCTTGATAAAGTTCTTTTATCATATGTGAAACTCTTTCGAGATTAATGATTGGTCCTTCTGGATGTCCTAGCTCACCAAATGCTCGATTTTTTAGAATATACTCATCTGTATATCTTTTAACTTCTCTCTGTAAGATTGAGATAGGATATATACGTTCGTTTTTATTTGGCTGTTCAGCTTGCATGAACACACCGGTGATATAGTAATTTTTACTACCGCCCTCAGCTTGTTCCTTTATAACTTTAATTTTCTCTACTACTTCTGTTATTAGTTTCATTTAAAATTCTCCCCCCACTGGATCTTGTCCAAAATCAGATGGTCCCCATTCAGAAGCACCTTGACCACTACCACCAGGAACATAGCCAAGAGTTGTTACTGAGAATCCATTTTTACGCATTTCCACAATAAGAGTGTATGCCATCTGAGCTACAAAGCCAGTTGTTGACACCATCAATCCGGGAACAGCTGTAATTGATCCTGTTACACTGGTGTCATTTATTAGAGCACCGCCCATTTCGGATAAATCTAGTAAAGATGTTCCGGCACCAAATGTTGCTATAATTCCTGTTGTGTCTGTTGATACTGATCCTGCCCACTTTAATTGGACTCTGGCCGAGGTTAGAAAGTAAGTTGAAACATTTGCCCAGATTTTAGTTATTTGCAAAGCAGATGCAGCATTTGTGACTGATGCTATAGTTCTGGTAGCTAAACAAGTGCTACTTGCATTTGTTGTAGATGCATCCAGTTTGAGAACGTTTGTTTCGTCCTCGGCGCCGTTTGCGATACCAACAAGTTTTATTACAAGTCTTTTTTGAGTTTCTACTAATTTTTGAAGTCTAACAGTGAATGCCATTTGAAATTATCCTTATTTTACTTGTTTCCATCCAAAATCTACTAGTTTCATAAAACTTGCGATGGACTTATTTAACATTTCTTTGAATTTTAACTGACTACTCTCGTTTTTAAGTGCTTTATATACAGTTAGCAGCATATTTGCTGTAACACCGTCAACTTCAAGATAACCATCTGAGAATTTAATTTTTTTACTTTGATGATCGTTAACAATTTTTTGAATGTCGGTAAAAACATCCTCACATAAATTTTGTTTAAACGATCTTAGTATACTCATCTTAAGTATTTATTTCCCAAACAAATTTCTAGAAATCTGAAGTTTTTTTTCTGAAATAGCTTTGATTATTTTTTCCTTCAGAATTGACGCAGCAGTTTGAGTTATTGCTTTTGCGTTTCTGTCTTTAATTTGATTGATCAGCTTCTCGTTCTTTGTCATTTTGTTTCCTTTTCTTTTTGTTATCACTTATGGATTCAATTTTAGTTTCTTCTTTTTTCTCTTCAGCTGGAATGTGTGTGATTATAATTCCAGATGCTTTACCGTGTCCAATTCCAAAACTTTCTGTTGACATATTATGAATTCGGAACGTATCCGCCTCCCTTTCCAGATTTTCCAGTTTCAGCCGGAACGCTTGTATTAATTAAAATTTTTGCGTTGGGAAATGTTGTTAGACTGGGAGTAGATACTTTTTTTGGTCCTGTACCATCTCCTATACCAAATGTTTCAACTGACATTTTTAATTCTCCTCTTCTTGATAAAATTTTTGAGAATCTTCGTGTTCCCACTTCTCTGGTTCATTCTCATATTTCTCACCTGGAATTTTTTCTTGTTCCCAGTCAGTCTCTTGTTCATATTTACTCGAATTGTCAATATATGACTGTGATTCTGGAGATTCTGTCTGAGAACCTTGAGTAATTTCTATATTATCTTGTTGAATAGTTTCAATATCTTCATCAGAAAGTTTCAGAATGTTCTTTCGTATATAATTTTCTGAGTAGTATTTAGGAACAAAATCGTTTAATTCTTTAGCTAAATCTACTCGATCTCGAATCATTTCCGATTCTTTCAGTTCTTCATAGAATGAATCTGAAATATATTGATAATAGATATTTTCCTTAACATTTTCCCACTCATCCTTTGTCAAAACTTTTTTCAGAATTAGTTGTCTTGAAAGAAGTTCATCAAAAAGCATATTAAATTTAGAGCGAAGTCTACCAATAAATTTGGCAAATTTCAGTTCATCTCTTGTGATGGATGATCCTTTGCCAAACGTAAACATAGAATCATTTTGCATTCTTGAAAGAGGAACGTTCAATGCGCGATATAATTTTCTCTGAAAATATTCAACGTCTTGTATTTCTCCAAGATTCTGACCGCCCGGAATAGTATCAATCTTTGTACTTTCTCTACCATCAGATCTTGGTAACCAGAAGTCTTCAGTCATCGTCATATATCGCTTGTCATTTCTGACTTCGCCTGTTGTCACATCATATGTAACTTTATTCTTGAATTTGTTCTTTATATTTTCAAGATATTGTTCAGCCTTTGATTTTGGCATTGTGCCGATATCAATATAAAATGCTCGTCTTTCGGGTGCCCTAGTTAATCTGTAAATAACCACTGCATCTTCAATCATGCGTAGTTGATTCCAAGCTTTATAAGCTTTTTGCAGATTAGATAAAACCATTTTCGAATATGTATCGATGATTCCTGAGTGAGAATAAATTATAACATCTGGACTGATTTTAATTCCAGTCTCGATTGTACTCCCATTATTAGAAACATTGCCAACAATTCCTCGCTCATTGTATATGAAATATTCACCCGCTTCTTCGAATACTTCTATGCCAGTTTCATTATCACGTTTTCTTTCAACTTCAGTGAATTTCTTTATTTGGCGAGGATCAATATATCTTAATTCTAATATTCCTTTGTCGGGATGTTCATTATCAATAATTGCATGATATATGTAACGACCATCGATGTACCAACGACGAAAGATATCATATGCAAAATTTCCGAAGTTCATTAATTTAAGACATGTCTCAAATTCATTTTGAATTTGATTTTTAATTTCATCGGATAATTCTACACTTTCTAAATTGAGAGATACTGGCTGATTATTTTTGTCGCCTATAATTGCTTCATTTACAATATCATCAATTGCAGAATCGCATTCTGGCTGCAATGACATTTCTCGATATCTGGTAATAAGTTCGAATTCATTTCGAGCCGTGCCATCGATATCAATATATGTACCATAAGCACTAGAACCTTCGACAATGACTGAGCCATCGTCATGAGTTTTGGGTACAAATGAAACTAAATTTTCTTTCTCTTTTTTAGGTATAATATACCCAAAGAGTCTATGCCAAAAAGCCATTATATATTACTCCGATTAAAGAGTTCTTGTGAAATAATCGTATGCGAATGTAGTCTGGAATGTTTCTATTGTATCTGGTGTATCCCAGGTTAATTCGATTTCACCAATACTCTTAGGGAATAATCCATGAAAAGTATATTGATAAATTGCTGCGCCCGTCTTGTCATATTGTGTAATAGTTGCATCAGCTTTATACGAAGATATCTCAGATGATGCACCGGAATTCCTGAGATTAGAAACTGGTCCTTGAATGGCATTTGACCATCGCTCCAGAGCAGCGCGAATTGCAAAATCTTCATCGTTGATTATTGTTACAACCCAATCTCCGTAGCTTCTGTCACCTGCAACTTTAAGCATTCTACCCATATAAGGAATGTTGAATTCACCTATAGTAGATGCTGGTAAAGAAGAAGCTTTACACATGAATGGACTATTGATTCCAAGATTTGTATCAAATGGGCTGTTTAACTGTACACTGAAAAGAGTAGGTCTAGCGCCGCCACCCACAAGCTTGGCGCGAATTGTGTCTATTGAAAATTCCATCTATTGTCTCCTAACTTATAAATTGAAGCAGTTACAATTATTTATGCAACTATTCTATTTATGAATAGGAGAATCTATGTGGGATTCAGATTACTTGAGATGTCCAGATGAATTTCTTATTACCACAGTTCCAGAGTCTTCGATATTTGTTAGCAAACATATTTTCAGCTTCAGATAGAGAATTATCAAATTTCATTAGAAAATCTTTGAGCTTATGTTTTTGAGTTTGATATCTAGATAACGTATTAAGATGTTTACACCAAACATAATTTGGTTTTGTATCGCCCACATAAGAGAATCCCATCTTTAGATAAGATTTTCCTGAGAATTTAGAAATATCGCAGTATGATATTAGTTTTTTATAATCTTGGGTTCGAATAAAATAAGCAAATAGTCTTTCGTTTCCACCAACAACAATCGTGTTGATTTTATTACACATTCTAGTTAATTCAATATCATTTTTATTGAATCTCGATTTTCCTATCGACATGCATTGAACTAACTCATTATTATTAAATAATCCCAGTGATTTTCCAATATTCGATGAGCCTCCCTGTATATGATTGTCTTCATAAAAAAGATTAGCTTCTTTTGTTGTTACTTCTCGTAGCTGTAACTTTCTGGCAAAATATTTTGTGTGATATACTCCTATTTTATTGAGAATGATAGATTTGACAATTTCTTTTTTGTTTTCCCATTCGTGTTCAAAAATATGAAGAAGAAACAAATTATTATCCTGACATTTTTTACTTCTGGTTAAATGTTTATTTTTTTGAGCAGAAGTTTCGAAATTATCATATGAATGCCAGTATATACCATTGCATTCAATTGCTAAATTCTTTTTTTCGATAAGTATATCTATTTCAAATCCTAAAGATCTATCTCTTCGTTTAATATCAATATATTTTTCTATAAACTCTGCAACCTCGTTTTCAAATCCAGAATTGTGATATTTAAGTTTAAGTTTTTTGTAGAATTTAGACCATAGAGTTGTATATTTTATACCAGTCTTTTTTGAGATCTCTCTAATACTTGACTTAGAATTCAATTGTTCTAATATATCTGGATTATTCAGAAGAGAATATATATCCTCTCCGTAAATATTTCTCAATTTCTTACTGTTCTTTGTATTTTGAGAAATCTTTTTTTTCACTGCCTCACTTTTTGCTGGATTGTCAACTCCATATCTTGTTAAGCATGTTATTTTTGCTTTTTCAGAATTGCAATAACTTTCATTGTTATATCTTTCTTTTTTGGTAATTTTAGATTTTTCTATAAATTCTTTACTTCCTATGAGTAAATTGCCATTATTAATTGTTGTTTCTTTTCTAATTTGAAATGTCTCTGGTAATACACATTTTTGTGAACACGTTCTCGAATAATTGTTCAAAGATCTGTAATATGTTAGTGGCGTTTTTTTACACACAGGGCACATTGGCAATTCTGTTATATTGTTTAACAGACAATGAATTCTTTCTATTAGATCTCGATCTTTTTCTAGAAAAGATGTGTGTAAAATGATTTCATTTTTGAGAGTTGCGTACTCTTTCTTTCTATTGTGCCACGGTGTTATTTTATTATTTTTATTAAGTAATGTTTTTTTGATCTCTTGTATTAAGTCGTTACGTTCCATTAATTTTAAAATTCAGTCAAAAAAATAGGGAGCAAAAAATCAATACTCCCTATTATATTTTATTTTTTAAAATAAGTCAATAGTTATTAGAAACTACCAACTATCTCTTCAAATGCCACCCCGGACCTAACTGCCACGAAATTAAGCTGGATATAATTAATTGATCTCGCGGGTTTGATATATATGTCGCCCCTGAATTCATTTCTATCAATAACTTCAGCTGTATTATTTGTTTCATCACAAACTACTCTGAAGTCATATATACCACGTCTACCCTGGACATCTCGCAGGAATGGTTCAACCATATTTCTGAAAGCATTTCTAGTGAATTCGTCATTAAATTCAAAGAGACTATACTTAGCAGCGGTTGCTATAGCTTTCTCAAGAACTATGAACAATCTGCGGACATTAATTCGATCAAACGCACTTGGTTTTGTGAGGTTTGTTTTATCTCCCCACAGAACAATACCCTGACCAGGAAATTGCACAACAGGATTCACTGAATTAACATACAGTGTGTCTCTCTGAGACTGATTAGGATTCCAAGCCAACTTAACTGCATTCTTGATTGAACCGCGGTTTAATCCGGCGGGACTCCACCAAGCATCTCTATCATAATCAGTACGCGCCATTAATCCAGCAATGTCTCCGTTGAGAGGAGTCCAGCGATAAACATCATTATATCTATCATACATTTGCTTCCAACCACTATCAACAATCAAATAAGAACTAACAGAAAGTGTATTTCTGAAAGTTACACAATTTGCAGTTTCATTTGGATAAGCATTTAGTACATCAGTTTTTGCTGGTGAACACGTAACAACACAGTCTTTTCTAACAGTAGCTATATTATCATTGACATAGTTAATAACAGTAGCATTTGCATTTGATGTCATAAGAATTGAAACATCAACTTCAGCGGCGTTGGCAAATTTCAACCAACCTCTAGCAAGATCTGCATTAGCAGCTGAGCCAGTTGTTGAGCCGTATCCGTCAACACCAGCACTCAGACAAGAAGTGATCGAAGCACCCGTTATAATTGGCAGTGCAACATGCGTGAACGTAGTAGCACTAAATGGAATGTTCCAGTTTGTGCCACCAGTAGGAATATTAGCCCATCTGATCCAGAGTGACTGATCATTAATTATATTCTTATAGAAATTTGTTTCGCCCGAATCTGTCTTAGCATCTGTTGCTTTAGAGACGAAGGCATATTTCTCAAGAACATAGTCTTGTGTTCCGGTGATTTTGCCAGTCTTGTCAACAACGATAATATGCATTTCATCATTTGTACAAGAATTGGCTGCGGCTTGCACAGAACTTCCCGGAGCTCCGGTGAAATATTGATAATATTGCCAGTTTACTTGAGCAACATGTGCGCTTGTAATACTCTGTGAAAATGCAGAAACGAGTGTTGCTTGTGTTGGACTTGCAACAGTATTAATTTGCCTTGATTCGCCCGTAATTGCGCCACCAGAAACAATTGTTACCCATGAACCAGGAGCCCATGTTGTAACAGCAGCGGGACCAGAACATGTAATTGAAGTTCCACCAGCTTGTACGCCAGTAATACTAGATTGCCATGCACTGGCACTTGGACAAATCGAAACTCGAATGCTGTTTCCTAGTGTGCCGGGATATCTTGCAATCCAATCGCCGCATGACGTCATAGCGACTGTTCCGGCATCGTAAACTTGATCGTTCTGTACTAAAACTGTTGTGCCGCTAGATGAAGCATTTTTTGCAGTAGATTCATTAACAACACGAACAACATTAAGATTTTTAGCATAGGCTAAAAAGCTGGCAGCTGTCATGAAGTATGGATACGTATCATCATTTGGCTTGCCGTAAAGATTTACCAAATCTGATTCTGAATTAATGAGTTGTATGACGTTGCAGGGTCCCCAAGCAAACTGACCAACGAGTCCACCGTTTGATGTGGATACAGCAGGTATTACAGTTGTGAGATCTACTTCCGAGACATTAACGCCGGGTGAAACAAGAAAAGCCATCGATATATCTCCTTATATTAAAACTTGTAGCTATAGTGCTATTAATATTTATGAAAATCACTATTTTAGAGAATTCTCTTATTTATTCAGATTCTTCGTTAGCCGGGACATCTCCGACAACTTCCCAGACTGCGCCGTCTTGTACAAATGTTTCCACTTCATCATCTTCAGAACCGTCAGAAAAGAATCCGAATAGAAGTCTCTCATCTTCTTCTTCTCGCTCTCTTTTTAGTTCTAACAATTTTTCTTTGAGATTTAAGTCAGTTAGATCTTTGAAAGCTTCTTGATGATATGCCCAACTGAATAGTACTAAATTCATGACAAGATCATCGTGATGTCCTTCATCAGCTTCAAAACTATTTTTCTTTGCAATAAATGTTGTTAATTCTGAAAGAATTTGATGATCATTGATAATCAATTGATTTCCTTCGATGATACTTTTTAAGTTTGAACATCCTATTGCCTTCACAGATTTTGAAGTGATAACCCCCATGTTGTGTTTGTTTGAATATCCAGCTCCTATGCGTAATAGTTGTTTTGCTTTCTGTGTCGTTGTTGTCAGCAAATTTTCATATTCAAGTTCTCTATGAAGTGTTAGTGCAATTTGTGAACCGATATCATTTACTTCAATTAGAACAAATGCTTCATTATACTGAATAGCACAGTTTCGGATAATTTCTGGGTACAAAATTGGTGATATTTTATTACTTCGATATACAGCAACAACCTCGTACGGAAATTGTGTAATGTCAATTAGGGTAAAAGTAGAATAGTCTTGTTCTTTTCCTTTGCCGCAGTCAACAGACATCATATATCTGTGACCGTATTCTGGATATTTGTAAATGTTCAAATTCTCTTTAGAAAGTATTGGACTACGAAAAGTTAACTGTGAAAGTTTTGTTCCAGAGATGAGTGTATCTTGAGATCCGAGAAATGCAACCTCAAATTCTTGACTAAACTGTCTTTCACCAATATTGGATAAAGTTTCTTTTGCCCACGCATCATCCCTGTCGGGTCTACATCTCCAAGTTGCTTGATATGTTTTATATGTATTTCTTCCCTCTTCAGCATCTATCCAGAAACGATGAAACAAGTTCATACCGTTTGGAGTAGAAACCATAACAACTTTAGTTCTCTTACCAGAAGATATCGTAGGATAAACAGATGTGAAAAATTCTTCTGCTATATTTTCTTGTACGAAAGCAAATTCGTCAAGCAACAAGCAATTGGAGATGAGAATATCATTCGCAAAAAAACTGTGAGTATCCTCAACTTCACAGAGATCATATACTAGACATGGTGTATTAAATTCTGTATATTTTCTAATCGTCGTTGATTTGGAATTGTGGATAATTACATCATCTGTTTTTGTTAGCTTATCTGCTCTTATTTTTTTATTATCATTTGTTATGAATCTATGATCTCTTGTACATCCGATTCTCTTTCCATCATTTAATTCAACTATTGCAAGATGATCTGATAGTGTTTCTCTTAATCCCGCAAAATCTTTGAATCCCTCGTTTGTTAGAATTTCATAGTCGGAGTTTTCGAAGAAATTGTTTATTTCTTGATCCATCGTCTTCTTCCTCTTATATATCCTTCGGGCGGCATCTCGTTTGCATGTAAACAAATTTCTTTATCCAATTTGTTATTATAGTAAAATTTTCCTCCCAAAATTCCATGAGATTTATTTTTACTCTTTTCTATGCCGTTAATAAATCCTTTTGTTTCTTGACCCGGAAAACATAGAATTTTTTCGTGTGTTTCTGGATTATAATAATATTTTTTACCGAAATTGAATGGAGTTTTTCCGAGTTTTGCCAATGACATACGTTCTTTGGAAATCTTACTTCTTTTCATTCCTCTGTGTTTATCTGCTGTCTTTGCAATTTTAACTGGATTTTTGTTTATTTTATTTATCCAATCTGTGGTCTTTTTATGTCCCAATAGACTCTTAGATATTTTTTCACAGAATTCTTTAGAACGTTTGAATCCGATCAGTTTTCCTTTATTTGCTTTAGATATTTTTTTTCTAGTTTCTTCTGATTGAATTCGACCTCTGTTTATTGCACTCAACTTTTTGCGAGTTTCATCGGAAACAATTCTATTCTTCATTATCTCAGATCTTGCTTTTCTGTATTCTTTTCTAACGATTTCATATATTCTCGATGTAATTCTGAGTTTTGTTTTTTGTCTACCTTTCATCAT